ATTAGGGGGCAAAGGATGAAGTGGTACAGTAATGCAAATCCACAAATCCACCCTACGAAGGGTCGCCAACCGCCCTTGAACAAGCTGCCAGACGCCGCTTCAGCCTTGTTGATTTCCAACTGAGCTAACAGGGCTTGCTGGGCGTGGGTGTCGCTCATTGTAGCTATTTCGTGGGCCAGCTTGGCCTTCATGTCAGAGTCCGGGATTACTTTATCAAGGATGCCGCTAACGGGGCCGATTAAACTTGCAATTAAGCTCATCTTTTAGCCGGTTTCTTTTTTAGGACCTTCTTTAAGGTCCGCGCCTGACCAGCATGCAACTTGGATGCTTTCTTCAAGCCTTTTATAACTTTCTTAATTGTTTTGTCTGACATTACCTATCTCCTTGTTCTTTTTCGTAGCTTATGGATGTCTTGTTTGCCTTTGCTGACATCATGTTGAACCCCATAAACGAGGCTACCACGGCTGATGCACTTAGCACATATACGGAGGCCACTTCAGTAATTAGTGTAGCGGCCTTATCAAAGCCTAACACAGACGCGAGCAAAATAATAAACGGATAGATCAACATACCAATACAGCACCAGACAACTAGCATTCGCTCTGTATTTCTCTTGAGGTCTTGGTCAGCTATTTCCAGACGTTTGTCCTGAAGTGCCAAAATATTCCATTCATCTACACAGATTGAGCCATTGGAATCTAGGTCTGCCTTTTCAAACTCTGTCATGCTGGGCTCTCCAAAGTTTTGCGAAGCCAATCGCAATGTTTTTGTCACGGGTTATTATGACGATTTTACCTAACTTGTCCAGAATAAGCCACTTTCTTCCACTTTCTAAAAGAAACACTTACCACTTTCCTTGACTTTTTCCAATAAAGTAAATCGCCAACGCTAAGAGCGCCCCGCCTATAATTGTAGCGACAAGACCTACGCCCCAGTTAATACAGTTATCTATAAATTCTTGTTTCTGATATACAAGCTCACGTTGCGCCTTGCGCTGTTGCGCTTCAATCCTAACAATTTCTTTCCAAGCCGTAGGCCCATAGGTCCAAGAAATATGGGCTCTTAGCTCTTCACGCATCTCAGCCATCTTCTGCTTCTTAGTCCAGATGTCCAATGCTGAAGCCTGTGTGTCAGAAAACATCTTATACATCGGCGGCTTCTTGGCTTGCTCGTCAAGAAAGTCCATGTCAGAAACAGCCTTGCTCCACGTAGAGAGAGTGCTTCCCATTGATGTGATGTCTTTTCCGACGGAAATAGCTTTTTTTAGCCCGGAAAATGCCATACTGGCCGCAGAAAACGCCGTGATTGGATCGATCATGCCTCATGCCCCCATATTAACGAGGGCATTATAGCACATAATTAACTTTTAAAAAAGTTAGAAAGCCTGTTAGCTGGAATAACCCAGATAACTTGTGCCGCGGATCGCTGCACCCGCACCGCGGACAGTCATCTTGTGAGGCTTCTTAGTGTTAGTATCAACACCGTAGGTCGCAATGCCGCCAGCAACAGGTGCCGGAGCAGATGATCCATATGGGATACGTCCTTGGCCCTTAATGTCGGCATAGCCTACAGCCGCGGCTGGATTGCTAGGCTTAGAGCCGTTTACTTTTACTTTAGCCATTATCTTGGTCCTTCTTTCGATTGGAGTTTCATGCGCTTATTGCGGAGCAGTTGACGACCTGCGCCCTGTAAACTTTTGGCCGCGGCCCTAACGCCCCCAGTTCCGATCTTACCAAAACCATCGCCGCCGTCACTCTTTAAGGTTTCTTTAGCATATTCGTTGGTTGTTACATAGGTTGATTCTGTTCTCATTGCTGCGGCCCCTGCTGTTTTAGAAGCTCACGCTCCATAGCCGCGTCGATACGAGCCTTGGTTTGATCCGCTTGTGCGCCCAACCGTTGCGAGAACTGCTGTCCGCGCATCTGCTGACCCCTAGAGTCAAGCTCCAGCTTGGCTTGGTCAATCTGGTTGTCTGCCTGATCCGATGCCGCCTTCTGTTGCATTTCCGCCTCTTTAAGTTGTACCAGAGGGTCCGGAGCCCCGGCACCCGACATCTCCGCAGACATATCTTTCACTTGCTGCAAGCCTTCCGCAACAAACTGAGCAGTCAACTGTTCGATCTCCAACATCCCCGAAGCATCCGCAGGATCGCCGCCATTCTCATTTACCTGCTGTAGGTAAACAACCGCCGCCTGTTCTCTAGCCGCTTGCTGAACGTGCTGCATAATGTGCTTCTGAATAGCAACCGCCACCGGAGGCATGCCGCCGACAATAGGACTTGTGCCAAAAATCAAATGCGCTTGAATATGAGACTGGTGGTTCTGACCCTCAAAGGCCAACAACGGCAACATATCCAAAGAATTGATATTCTCTTGTGCCGGATCAAGCGGTTTAGGCTCTTCTATCGGTACAGATTTCATCAAACGATCCACATCCGTAACGCCCAGCGCTTCATACATATCACGAAAAGCCTCGTGCATATTATGTATTTCAGGTGCCTTAGTCGCTAACTCTAACTTAGTTTGCGCAAGCGTGATCCGTTGTGCCTGACTAAAGGCGTTAGGATTACTAACCGGTATAACGTCAATCTTGTCGTCAAAATCTTCCGCCATAATAGTTTCGTCAGCGCCCGCAACAGAGTACGGATACTCCTGCGGTAAACTCTCAGACATAACACGAGCAAGTATCTTGAACTCCAACCGCATCGCATAGTGCAGGCGCTTATGTACAGCACTCATGACCCGCGAGCCCTGTTCCATCATTGCCATTGTAGTTCCGACAGGCGCGTTCTGATTACCGTCGCCAACCTTCAAGTTGGTGATAGTAGCAAACCGTTGGCCCGCTTCGACAACAAAGCCAAGCAACTGAAACAACGTCTGGTCGGGACCCTTAAAAGGTAGCGGCATAAGACTATCACGAATAGCCCCACCCGGAGCATCCACATCTCGGAACTCTCCGGGCTGCAACGGTTCATCGTCGTCCCTGATACGAAGTCCGCGGGCCTTGAAACCCGCTGGGAGGTTGGACAATGTACCGGCGTCGATCAACTGACGCAGTGCCGCCGTGGCGGTTCTTGACAAACCGCCAATCGTATGGATGAGCCCTAAACCATAAAAACCAAAACCCGGTAAAAACTTATAGTGCGTGAAATACTGGATTTTCTTTTTCTTGGAGTCATCCTCTTTGTAATTCCTGCGGATACACAAGATTTCCCCGTTATCCATGGAAAGAGTTACAATATAAGGTATTTTAATTCCTGTTGGCTCGTCGTCACTGTCAACCTCCTCGTAACCCTCAAGGTCTAAGTCAACGTGACATTCCAAAATAGTGCAATCATAGTCAATCTGACTAGGTTCCATGCCGTCAATGCGGTTGATTTCGCTACCAACACCCGTGATTTCACGCTGTGCAGGGATAACATCCACATCTAAATACATTCCCATTACCTGACGCTTGCGCAAATCGTTCAGCGACATGCGAACAACCTGAGTGACGTTAGGGCAAGTGTCGAGGTCCGTGGTCTCATACGGAACAACCAAGTTCTCCGCAGGCACAAACTTGGAAACAGCACGATCTAACGTCTCGTCAAAGTAAGTTTTCTTAAAAGTAGACCCCGCCAGCGGTAAATAGAACAACATCTGATCCATATCGGGCGTGTAATCTTCCATCACATTAGTGATGTAGTAATTCATAAACTGACGGACGCGCTGACCCTGTGCCGCCTTGGCCCGCGTTTCCTTGCCCAGCACTACAGTGCGGACGGGACCCGATGACGGTAGAAGCTCGTTAAACGCCTGTGCTTGGAATTGGGTGGCTGCTTCAGCTAATAACGGGTGAGTAACCCCTGTGGCTCCCCTGAAGGGCTGTGTGCGCTCTTCGTAGTTAAAGCCTAGCAAATCTAAACCGTTTGCATACGCATCTTCCCACTCTTGCCGACTGGCCTTGTTCGCGTCGTACTCAGCCAACATCTCGCTGGAAATGCGCGACAACTCGCGGTCCGGCATCTCTTCGGCAAGGTTAGCGTCAAACTCTAAGCTATCGCCGCGCTGGTCCTGTGGGTCAAAGTCAATCTCTACGCCGCCGTCTTCCGTAGGAGTAATGCCAATTTCGCCAACATCATCAGCTTCAATCATAGCTATGACGTTGTTTTGGGAATCAGGAAGTTCGATCTCTAACTCAGCCGATAAATCTTCGTCTGTAAACTGGGAAGGGACCCCAGTATCCATTAAACTACCTGAGTACCCATTTTTCTCTTCGGCCATTCATCTCTCCTATGCGATTTAGTCTAAGTATTACTCATACTTATCATTGTCATACCCATCGCGTTTCGTATTATAAAAACCCTCTTCGTCACGAGGGAAATAAACGTCAGGACCCGTGGTCGGAGACTTAAAGTTAGCGGGGGCACGAGGCTGGTCTTCGGCAACCGCCCCCTGCTCGTCCTCCGTGCGCCCTAATATCTCATTTAACTGTTTAAATATTGCCCCGTCAACTAATCTCGTAATTTCCTGCGCCGTAGCGTCAATGCCCGCTTTCTGAAATATCTGGCGACCAATAGCGTTATTCCGCGTGTCCATAGCCACGTCGCCTTTGGTAGAACCCCCAATCGTATAGTCCATAAACTCACCAATACCACCCATAGCGGCAGCGGTATTCGTACCGTACTCTTGCGACAAAAGAGCCGAGCCAAGCATATGGCCGCGAGCATCCTCTAGTTCTTGGTACGCAGGCATATCTATACGAGCGCGAGCCGTGCGCTCTTTCTCCGAGTACATGTCCTTGTCCGTAGGTATAATCATATCGCCTGTTTCGGGGTCCGCGACGGACGGGTAATCAAAATCTTCTATAAGTTGGCTTTGGAAGTCAGGCTGGCCCTCAACATAAAACTCGTCGTAACGATCACTGCCGGGACGAGCGGATTTAGTTACACCCTTTGTGTTAACGCCCCCGCCAAATGCGCCGTCCAACAAAACTCGTGCGGGACCCGTAATGCTATTTAGAAAGCTTCTTTGGGAGCCTCTTTCTTCAAAAGCCTCGTCCGCCATGCGAATGTCGTCGCCACGACCACGAAGTTTCATCTCTTCTATCTCGGCATCAGTCATCGGAGCAGGAGACCCGACACCTAAATTAAGGTCGTAGGGAACCATGCTCGGACCGGACCGACCAAAAATACGACCCTGCTCTTCAGGGTACATGTCTGTAAAGGCAGGGGTGGGGCTTATCATCCCGGGACCCGGGCCTCTAAGGTTCTCTGGGCGTAACCGGGGTTTAAGGCTGGAAGACAGGGGCATCCCACCGTCCTGCATATAACGAATGTCGTAACCGCCCGACCCTAAATTTACCGCAGAGTTGTTCATGTCCATGCCCTTCGCCTAGTAATACGCCGCCACTCTAACAGAGTTTTGCTCATCTTCCCAGTCATCTGTTGGTAATTGAACAAAATTTCCTTGTCTGTAGCGCATAAGCGCCTGTGTCATACTATCAACTAAGTCGTCATGCTCCCCGTTTGGGAACGCAGCAACCTCTTCAATTAACTCGTCAGCCCAAACCTCGTCAGGGGCCCAAACCATGCCCGCCTCAAATAATGGCGAAACACTGTGTACTCTGGTTACCTTATCGTTTCCACGCGACGGAGTAAAGTTTACAACAGGAATGCCCATACTTCGTAATTCTTGCGTCAAAGGGGTCCCTGACGCTTTTGCCTCAACAATAACCGTGTCAGGCTCCCAAAATTTATAATTATCCAAAGCAATCTGCTTTAATTCCGGAAAATCCCAGCGCCCCTTTTGACTGTCTAACAAAATTAAATTGGGACCCCCACCTCCCTCGTTAGGATAAAACACCCCCCACGTCGTAATCGCACTGTAGTCCGCCGTCTGCTTCTTACTAAACGCCGTATCATAACTCTGAATAACATACTCCAACTGAGGTATCTTAGTAGGCTCCCAACACCGCCACTGCTCGCGGCGGATGATAGCATTCTCCTCACCCGTAGGATTTTGCTGGTACTGAGCGTTCCACTTGCTCGGCGGAATGGACTCCTTCACAGAAGTTAAATCCTCCAAAGACCAATACTCCGGCCAGCAAGGGGACCCATCCTCAAAAATAGCAGGTAACTCAACAACCTCCCACTGATCCGCTAATGGATTTTTTGCCTGCGCCTTTAAAAGCTGACCAGTCATGTCCTTCTCAGACCACCGGGTCTGAACCAAAACAATCGACCCACCCGGCTGTAAACGCTGCCGGGGACCCCCAGTATACCAATCCCAAGCATCCTCAAAACCACTGTTGCTCATCGCAGTCTGCTCCGAGTGAGGGTCATCAATAATAACTAAATCACCACCACGACCCGCTAAGTTCGATCCAACGCCAACAGCATAGTACATCCCGCCTTTGCTCGTGTCCCACCGCCCGCTGGCCTTACTGTCCGCAGCAAGCTTAACGCCCGGGAACACCTCCTTGAACTCGTCACTCTCAATTAAGTTTTTTGTTTTTCGGCCAAAGTTAACCGCCAACTCAGTCGTGTGTGTCGCCTGAATGATCTTCATATTCGGGTTCTGGCCCATCATCCACGCAGGAAAAAGAAAGGACGCAAACTCACTCTTCGTGTGCCGCGGTGCCATGTTGATGATTAAACGCTTCAAGTCCCCACTAGCCACGCGTTCTAACTTCTCAGCAATGATTTTATGATGACGGCCCGCGATAAATTCTGGCCAGACAGTTTTTACAAAAGTTAAAAAATCTTTTTGGCACTTCTCGTTCTTCTCAAGCTGCGCGAGCCTTAGCTCAAGTTTTAATTTTTTCTCTTCTAGGATCACGGAATTAGCTGAACTCATAGGGGGCCCCTGTAACTTTTGACACGCAGATTATAAAATGTTTCACGTGAAACAATCCGCGAAATGTATGCGATTTTAAACGCTATTATAAGACAGTTAATCGCCGTTGGAAATACCTGATGAATATTTGCGAGAAACATGGCTCATGCTCCCGTTAGTAGAAGCCCGGGGCCGTCGCTCGCGGCTCGCGGTTTTTGGTGATTTTTCCGGGCGTTTAGCCTC